ACAACAACTTAGGAGTAATAATTATGGAAAGAAAAATTCCAACTGTAACTTTCAAAACTAGAGTACAGAAAGATATCTCACCTGGATATGAGTGGGCAGACTTAACCACAGACAGTATGTTTTCTGGCAAGAGGGTAGTATTATTTGCATTACCAGGTGCATATACTCCTACCTGTAGTAGCACACACTTACCAGGCTTTGAAGCAAACTTTGAGGACTTAAAAGAAAAAGGAATCGATGATGTTTATTGTTTAAGTGTTAACGATACCTTTGTAATGAACTCATGGTTTAAAAGTCAAAGCATATCCAAAGTAAAACCTGTGCCGGATGGCAGTGGAGAGTTTACTCGTAAAATGGGTATGTTAGTTAACAAAGATAACTTAGGCTTTGGCTTTAGGTCTTGGCGTTATGCAATGATAGTTAATGATGGTGTAATTGAACAAATGTTTGTTGAAAAAGGATTTAGTGATAATGCAAGTGACGATCCTTTTGAAGTATCTGATGTTTACACTGTCCTTAAATATCTAAAAGACAATGCCTAATGAAAAACTAGAGATCATATCGTGGAGCGAATATCAAGAAGGTATCGCTCCATTATGGAAAATAGAAGATCCTAGTACTATCCCAATATGGAATAACCCTTACTATATTGTACAGTATCCGCAACACATGTGGCATACTGATGTTATACTATTCCCTGTAAAATATGTTGTAGACGGCGTTACAGTAGCTCACAGTTGCGTTTATAACATAGACGACATGTTTATACGCACACGCGGAATATATGTTGAACCTGAACATCGTGGAAAGGGATACGGCCATAAAATACAAAATGGGCAGATGGACTTATTTCCAAAAGCATTTCATAGGCTGTTTGGCTTTTGGCGAGATGGTCCAGCACAAAGATTCTTAAAATATAGCGAAATGAAACAAGTGCCCGGAACAGATTGGATATGGAGCGATTACAGTAAAATTAATATGAAGTGCCTCTATATTGAACGAGGACCTAAACCAAGCGATGCTGAAATTGTAGAAAACAAACAATTTATAGAAGAACACAGAGAACAATACAGTTTAGGCGGAACTAACAATCTAAATGTAGATTGGGACTTTTTAACATGGGAAAATTATTTTGAAACCCATAAAGGCAACTACGAAGATCTTCAAATTAAATTAGATTTCTAAATACTGCATTATAAATATATGCATGAAACACAACACACTAGATCCTAGATGGGACAATCAAATAGTCAACTACGACTTAAATAAATATAATTGGACTGAGTATTTTTTACAAGCAGTAAAAGAAAAATATCCACAAGTATATTCATTAGAAACCGTCCATGAAGTTATAGCACCTAAAGACATAAACGATTTTGTTTGGAATGTACAACGCATTTGCAAAACAGAAGAGTTTGCTAGAATGCTTGATAACTTTGTAGGTGATAACTTTGCACACCTATTAGACAACGAAGAATTTATGATTCAAGATGTTGTAGGCATGCGAGTTGTTATACCTAATCAAAGTAAGCATGGTAGAACACTTAACTTCCATCAAGGTATCTGGTACGGACACGGTCCTGGCATGTACAGCATATGGACACCTCTTACAAAAGCATGGGATAGTAATACTATGCAAATCTTACCCTGGGATGCGAGTAGAGAAATAACACAAAAAACTTATGACCATAAATGGAACTATAAGAAGATACAGGAAGAGTGTTTGAAACATGCTATCCCATGCAACACTAATCCAGGACAGAGTTGGTTATTTCAACAAGGACACATACACGGTAATATTAACAACGACACTCCTATAACAAGATGGAGTTTTGATACTAGAGTATTATTGAAGGGTGGCAACTACGGAAAGAGAAGACCGGGAGGCTATTTTAGATTATATAAAACATATAGAAAACCTATCACAGATATAGATACCAGTTTAAACTGGATTAACTATATTGATATGGAAACAAGGTTTAATAAAACAACACCGTTCTTTTGGACTTCTATGGTAATGGATCAATTTTGCAAAGACAACGGCATTACGCCAGTTGACTATCCATTGGAACTTAGTTTCTGTACATGGGAGCCTATGCTAGAAGATTTTATCAAAGACGAACATATTGGTGGCATTATAATTCCTAGTATATTAGGAATGACAATGGATAAAGATCGAAGAGATTATTTACTCAATTTGGCACTGGAAAACAAAAAGCCAATTATATTTGTTGATGAAAGAATTATGCTTAACAGCAAAGATGAATTAGACTATATTAACAGTTTGTTAGAGTTCATTACAGATGAACCTGAGCCAGACTTACTTTTAGGACACACACGATGAGCTTACAGGATTTAGACCCTAGGTGGGATAATCAAACATATGAATACGATTTAGAAAAACATAATTGGCCAGAGTATTGGTTAAATGTTGCTAAAGAAAAATTCCCTCAAATTGAATCCTTAGAAACTGTACACAAAATATTATCTCCTGATGAAATTTTAGAATTAGGCAGACACTGCCAAGCAAAATTTGATACAGTAGAACTACAAGATAAAATTGATGCATACTACAGCGATGCAGTACCAGGACTGATCGATGTTGACGATTGGATGATACAACGATTCTTTACAATAAGAATTGTTATACCTAACCAAGCAAAAGTAGGCAGACTACTTGCTTTCCATCAAGGTATTTGGGTAGGTAACGGTTTAGGTCTTAGAACTATCTGGACACCATTTACCAAATGCTATGGCAATAACAGTATGCAAATCATGGGCTGGGAAGAAAGTGATAGAATAACAAGAGATGCCTATATTAATCGTTGGAGTTATGATAGACTACAAGATGAGTGTGCAACACACTGCTGGCCGGTTACACTAGACCCAGGGCAAGCACATTTATTCCAACAACATCATATACACGGTAATTTTAATAACGATACTGATATTACTCGTTGGAGTATGGATGGTAGAATACTACCCGTAGGTGGACACTATCATAGAAAACTACCAGGTGGGTATTTTAGATTTATCGGTGAAAGACCAGACACAAGAACTATAGACACTAGCAAAAAGTGGATCAGTTATGCAGGCTGGAATACTAAGTTTAGTAACCCTATTCCTTTACCAATGCAACGAGGAATCATCAACGACTACTGTAAAAAGAATGATATCAAGATAAACGACTATCAATTTGAGAATGAGTTCTTAAATTGGTTTCCAGGCTTAGAAAAAATGATAACTGGATACGGTGTTGAAGGTATTGTGTTATGCAGTATCTATTGTTTACCGGATGATCCGTTTAGAAGGCAAACTTTGCTAAAACTTGCAGTAGACAATAATGTGGAATTACATTTTGCAAATGAAGTATGCAGTGTGAGAGAACAAAATGATATAGATCACATACAACATATCTTTAAATTTGTAAATGAAAACACATCTCCGAACGAGACTTTAGGGTATGACAAAGTATAGATATCATGTAGTTTACAAGTCAGGATTTGTAAATTATACTGGCAGTAATGTAGACGATCATTATTTTAATCACCTCGAGCCAAACGACATAATGAATACACCTGGCTTTCAAACTCTAACATGGGAGTTGAATGATTTGCCGTTAACTCAAAAATTTATAGATGCATACAAACAAAAAAATTATCAAGTAGCATATGACCTATTTGTGCGTAAAAGAAAAAGAAGTTGGAGAGCAGTTACAGATATATATAAAGGATTAACTGCAGAATCAGTTCTAGAAAGCAGAACTGAGATGAATAACATAATTGAATACTTAAATACAGAATTTCAAGATAAGATTTGGTTTACTATTCCTAGTGAATTAAAATTAAATGATCAAGACTTATATGATAAACGAGATAAAAATTTGAACGAATTACACGATCATTTTGAAACTAGAATGATCGAACTTGAAAGCAAAAGGTCTAGAGGCGAAATAGATTTAGCAGATGCTAATATACTTTGGGAAAAATTACAAAGTATAAATTTAATAGTCCACTTCAATGAAAGATTAGGGAACGAAGGTAGCATCGACGAGTTGGAGCATGCCGAAGAGTCATACTTTACAACTATTAAGTTTGATGTTCCTACACGATCTACAATTTTATTAGAGCCAGAAGACTATAAAGATTTTACAATGGTAAGACCTGCAGGGTCTTTAATGTTAGACTTTGGTACTGTAGGCAAAGATTTATTTACTTGTAGTGTTACTAATGATGCAGAATTAGTATATAAGAATATGATAAGTCAACAATGGGAACTTAACCCATGGGTACAATATGACTGGGCTAGTTGCAGTGAAAAAGAATGGGATGACCAAATGCAATTATATAACGCATGGATAGATGAATATAAAATTGCAGATTATTTAGACTTAACTGATCCTAAATACACACCAGGTAGACATCAATTAGGAGACTGTATTAGTCATAACTTTACAAATGCTTCTCAATTTATTGATGAGATCATTAGCAAGACACCTAAAATACATGCGTTTTTTATTACGGATGAAAACAATATTTCTATATTATAAGGATATACATGCAGTTGGATTTATTTAATGACATACTTACAACACCACAAGATAAAATTTTAGTTACAGCATTACAGGATGAATTACCTAATACACCTGTTGATAAAATTTTATTTACTGGTGTAGGAAAAATTAATGCCGCACACGCATTAACACGATACTTAGAACGACATCCAGATGTTAGAACTGTAATTAACTATGGAACTGCAGGAGCCGCATTCGGTGTTACCAAAGGCGAGTTAATTAAATGCACTACATTTGTGCAAGGTGATATGGACTGTAGTTTAATAACAGAAGGCCCTGGTGTAACTTACGGTGATAAAGATGTATTTTCTAATGTACTTGAGTTT